ATGGGAGATACTACGGGTGTTTTATACGTGGAGTTTGATTGATTATGGTTACTGAAGCAGAATGGGATTATTTGAGGCAAGATAGAAATAGTGCATTAAGAGTAATTGATAAATATCAATTGACATTAGTATATGCAGGATTAACAGATACACAGAAAGCAGAACTAGCAACATATAGAACTGCTTTGTTAGATTTACCTGCGGCATATAATAATCCCGAAGATTGTTATGCTAATTTTCCAACAAAACCTTCTTGGGTTTAATTCTTTTTTCTAAGAGCCAACCATACAAAGAACTTATTTGATAAAGTCCAAAATGCTTTATCTATTTTGTTCATTAATCATACCTTCCAATATTATTTCCCAATAATCCCAATTAATATCATTCACGATTAATATTCCACCTATAGATTATATTACCAACAATCATGGTCATTGTGGCTATGAAGAATATTAATGAAAAAACCGGAGAATCTAAACTTACTGGAATATCACTTTCTAAAAATTTCATAGTATTGTCTATGTTAAAGTTCATTCATCCCAACCTCTAAATGTTTCTTCCATAAATTCTTTTATCCACTTACATGACCCGTTGTGATGTTTTCTATCTTTCATTTAAAATCCTCTTCTGTTTTGCCAAACCAATTTAGAAAGGCTTCCCTCATGGGTTTATTAGTTATCCAACCTTTTGGCATGGTGTAAAAATTACACCAACGGTTCTTCTATATTTCCCTTTCCTGCATCATAAGAAAGAGAGGGGGAACAGTATCAGAGGAGAAAGAAGTACCCCTGTTCTACGGCGGGTAATACACGATAAGATGTATAGAACGATGTTATAAAAGAAAATATGTTGCAAACTGTTTTTAAAATGTAGAAACCCCCGACAAACGCTAAGAGGTTTTATTTTATAATTTTTTTGAACACAGAATCTTCCCAAAGATGACCACATTCTCTACATTTCCAAATGTATACTCTTGTTCTTTTTTCATCGTGAAATCTTCCAGAAATCCTGATAGGTATGTGTTTGTGGTTACATTTTCTACAAGATACTTTTAATCGCTCAGAAAGTTTCTTCATCACTCTATGCCTCTTTTTGCAATAATATCGTCAATTTTTAATATTGCAGTTGTAACTTCAGTTGCACTAAGAATTGCTTGTCTTACCAAATCGCAGGGTTCAACAACACCACCTTCCAACATATTTGTAATACCACCCTCTTCTACATTAACACCCATATGATAGTCGCCATCTGATATAGCGTGTCTCATATCGAGAATTACATCCAATGGGTCGTGTCCTGCGTTCTCCGCTATAGTTGCTGGTAGTATTTCTAAAGAATCTGCAAATGCGTTAATAGCCATCTGTGCTCTACCCTCGACAGTATTAGCCTTCATTCTCAAATGATTAGCCAAAGCCGCATATGTAGACCCACCACCTGTAACAATTTTCCCTCCATTTAATACCAAAGACACTACGCCTAATGCATCATCAAAACCACGAGCGACTTCATCAAGAGTTGAACTTGTTGCTCCTCTCAAAATTAATGTTGACTGATTAGATTCAACTTTTCCACTAACGAATAAATAATTTATTTCATTAAACGTCTTTCTTTTTATTAGACCTGAAATCACATTCTCTATATCATCAGGAGTCTGTGCTATACGAGAACCTAATGCTAATCCTAATGCTTTCATTGATGATTCAGGTACTCTTCTAACAATTGCTATATTTTGTTTTGCTAAGTAAGCAGCAACATCATCGGTAACTCCATCTCTAATGAACACCACACCACCATTTGGTAACATATTACCAATTCTTTTTGCTTGTGTGAGTAAATCATCTGTGTCACTTTTCTTAAATGCATTGTAACCTTTCATATCTACTTGCACTGTAACATTTTCTTCTCTCTTTACAGGTTCTAAACCAGTGTTAAGTAATATAACATTAGAAAGATTTTCTTCCTGTACTTCATAAACAAAATCTTTGTTGACTACAACACCGTTGAAGAAATAAGAATCAGATAATGCACCACCAGCCAATCCAACAACTTTCACTTTATCTGCACTCCCTGCGACATTAACTGCTTCAACACATAGTTTAGACACTTGGTCTATTGCTGCTTCTAATGTTTTTCCAGTAACAGAGGTTTTTGCTATTTGTAATATTTCTTGCTCATTTGCTTCATAAGATAGTCGATTATCTAAGAAGTCAATAGCCATAGTAGCCGCTTGATTATATCCTTTACATACTAAGTTGGGATGTAATCCTTTTGTGAAAAGATTTTCTGAATCTGCTAATAATTGACCTGCCAGTATTACAGTAGATGTTGTACCATCATAACACAATGCTTCTTGCGTTTTAGCAATATCAACCATCATTTTTGCACCGGGGTGACTAACATCTAATTCTCTTAGTATTGTTGCACCATCATTGGTGATTATTGTATCACCACCAGCATCAACCATCATCTTATCTCGACCCATTGGACCAAGTGTACTTTTGACAGTATCTACAATCGTTCTTGCTGCTCTTATATTATTTTGTAAGGGGTTCATTCTTTCATCTTTCATTATATCACCATTCTACGGGTATTTCAATTATCGCACCTGTTTCTAAAGACCTAGATTTTATAATACCATTGTCTTTACCATACATGTACAAATCGAATGTTAATTTACTATCTTTGAGGCAGTATTCTGCTACTTCATTATACTTACCATTTCTCCAAGCAGTGGGTGCATCAATACTAGACATACTTTTTTGCATTTCTAAAGTACATCTTGAAAGCGACTGTAAACTAGTTTCTACTTTATTACCAATTGCTGCTTTAGCAACTAAATTTTTAGTATCAATAATGTTTTCTGATTTACTCATAACATCACCTATAGCCCAACAATCTAATGACTCTTTTAGTACGGGAAAATCAAAACCCATAATGTTATGTCCTAAAATCTGTCCTCCCTCTTGTATGTGTTTTGTAATATGGTCTCCTAAAATTTGCGGGTGTAAGGGGTGTACAATTGCTCCTCCTACAGTAATATCTTCTTTACAAAATATATGGGCATCATTCCCATCCCATGTTGCAACTACTGATGTATCGAACATATTTTTATTATTCCACCCACCAATTTCCCAAGAAAAATTTGTTGTTTCTATATCTAATGCCATCACTTTATTCATTTGTCAATCCCTTCTTTGAGCCTAATGAACACTGTACGCCCATCCTTCGCTACATCGAACAAAGATTCACCCCATTTATCAAAATTGTTATACGCACTCCCTCGTGAACAATCGTTTTGTGTTTCATAAACTTTGATTACTTTACTCTTCATTTGCCAACCTTCACCCTTGTTACCTAACTCTATTTTCTCTACTTGTTGAGATGCAATGACCCATTTTCCTCTTTGTTGTGCTTTTTGTGCTACCTTTGGTCCTATTTCAACTTCGTCTTCTAACCACAATATCAATGCTTTAAATAAATCATATAATATATCTTTAGCCATATCAACATGGTCTCCTGTCACAACCCATGAATTATCCATCATTGCCATATGTGTAGCAAATATCACCGTGTTATTTTCCATAGCAGGTACGAAAGATGCAACAACTTCTGTGATTGCTGGATTTAACCCTACTAATAAATCATAATAATCTTCAATAGCATCATACAATGCGGGATAGAATGTAGATTCTTCTGCTGAAAATATTCTATTCATACATGATTGTAGTAAGTCTTCTTGGGTATCTCTGTCCATACCATCCCATTCTACAAAAGATGTTTGTGTTTCTTCTAACACTTTATTTCTCAATCTTAATTCTAGTGCTTTAAAATATTCAGTAATATCATCATAACTAATTTTCATTTTTGGCATTATTCTAAATGCCGACTCGCTTCTAGTGTGACTCACTGCCTTTCTTCTATCTAAATTCCAGTGAGACCAATATAACAATACTCTTTGAAATATACCTTTTGTTAATACATATTCTTTAACTCCACTAGGTGGATATGTAGTAATCCATAATGATACTAATGATTCAGTTTCTATACGACCTACTTTAGTATGTTTTACTAATTTGTTATTATTACTACCTACTGGATTACAAGCAGATTGGAGATACAAAACAGTTTCTTGACTATGTTTGTTAGGATTTAGTATGATAGAACCTTCATCGAAGTTCAGTGCTTTTCTACCTGTCAGCATACCTTCTTTCAGTATGTCTTCTTTAGTACCGTCTTCATGTTGTACTACCTCAAAACCACCAATTAAACCAGCATCAGTACCAGTTGTATACAAGTCTGAAGGTACACCAACGTCAGCCAACACGTCACCAATAAATTCCCATGCAATAGATTTTCCAGTTCTACTAGACTGAATCCAGAAAGTATGTACTCTAGGGTCTAAATGACTTGAACCCCAAGGTATTCTAACATAAGGAACTGACACTTGACCTTGAATAAAGAAGAATGATAACATACCGGGTATGTCATTGTCAATCGATGTTTGATTAAAATGGTCAATGTATCCTGCAAAGATTGGGAACTTTTTGACTGCTTGGTAACTCTTTACTTCTCTCATATTTTGACCTCATATGTGACTACCTTATAATTATTATGTATAGAAAGAATAATGGAATAATTAGATACATAATGTTGTTTTATATACTAACGCCTTTTTGTTCTTTCAATATGAACTGGTTCTTCACTTGTTAGAACATTCATTATTTTCTGTCTTAGTGCTGGTCCTAAGCCTTTTACATGTTTCAATGATTCTTCAAAACACATCTCTTCAATACTACCACACTCCGTTAACATTTTCTCTCCTGTTTCTCTTCCAATACCGGGTATAGCCATCAACATGTCTAATCTTACATCGTTTGTACTAACCCTTCTTATTGCCCTTGCACCATGACTAGATGCAGGTTTGTGTAATTTGTCGTGTAACTTTACAACAAACATAGCCGCTTCTGATTGATTTTCTGTAAAGAAAACCTGACATTCAAAATCACTCATTATTCTAGCAATAGTACCTAACAATTCGTTTTGTACTTTACTATATGTTACTTTGTAACCATTTCTTTTAGACATCGCAACATGCTTTGCAATTGAACCGTGAATCAAAAGAAAGAATCTACTGTAGTTAGCATCTAAATTTTCTAATTGTCTCCAAAGATGGCCACTATGACTTGACATGAATAAATCACTAATTGATTTAGCCTCTATACATGCTTCGCCTAGAAGATAATCTCCTACTATCAAAGTTTTACGTACTACTGTTAATCCTTCTTTTTCTGCTCTCCTGATAATTGATTCGCAGAGAGTACCCCTTTCATTACTATCAATAAATAAATCCGGTTTATTTCGCACCCTTTAACCTCCTTGTATTTCTTTTCCACACTAGATAACATGCACCACATCTAATTGTTTTAGGTTTATTATATCTCCATTGACCCTTAGTATTGTATCCATTTAATTCAACTTTACAATCTTCACAATAAAATATTTTTTGTTCATTCATACTACGTCCTCCGCTGTACCATCATAATAATTACAAATACCTGTGCATAAACCTTCCATGATTAAAGTTTTACAATTAGAATAATTATAATTACCAAAAACTATGCTTTTAACTTGAGTAGTTGTAATGTTTCTATCAAAGTCAACCCAACCTTGTGCTTCGCATATATCCACAATTTTGTTAGAATGTTCATGTTTATCTTGTTCAGTTGCGTATTCTGGAGGAAACCAATACCTTAACCTAGCCGCTAAGTAATTCGCTAAATGGAAACGTGCTCTATGAGTTGGATTACCTTCACCTAATGCTGCTTGAGCAATACAAGGTAACACTAAAATTTTATCAAGAGATACATCGGGTAAATCTATGTTTCTTTTTGTCTTTGTGAAAGTTACTTTTTGTTTCTCAGGTATTGTTAATTCAAATTTAATATTACCGTGTTTGATTGCACCACTTCTAGGTTCTTGTGCCAGTTCTATCAAATCATCGTGCGACAATTTCATTACTTCATCATGTTTCAATGGTATACTCCAACAACCTCTTTTCATGTTATATGAATTAGGTATTCTAATCATACCCGCAGTATCAAATGCAACCGTAGGGTCGTTAGAAGGTAAATCTAATTCTTTATGTAATTTAATTAAATATTTTTTACCTGCATTTTTTATTCTACTGACTTCTAATCCAGTGCTTGGTGTCAAAGTTTTATTCAATGGAATCCAAATATGAAATCCACCCCCTGACATCCAAATATAGTGTTCATAATCATTTAATAAAAAATGCTGATGTAATCTTTTTACTTGTTCTTGTACAAATGCAAATTCAACTTCACGGCCTTTATTCCTAAAGTCTTTACAATCAAAGTCTAAAACGAAATGTCTTATGATAGGTGTGTTATAATCAACTCTATGATGTCGTGGTGCTTGTGTCGCCCTATATCCATAGGCCGTCATATAGACATTACCACTTCCATTTTTACCTTTCCAATAGTTTGACAACTGTTTAGAATTATTTACTAATCTTCTAAATCCTTTATCACCATTAGAACCAATGTCTAACACTTCTCTAGGATAATCAAACTCTATGAAACCCATCTAATCACTTTTGCATTTTTTTATATTTGAGTAAAGCATTTCTTGAACAATAATCCATACCTTCGCTGTGACCATATAAATCGAACACAGCACTATTCACTACAATATCTAGTGCCTGAAAGCCGCCATTGACATCATCTTCAGTAAAAGCATCTAATGTTAATTGTTTACCATTAAACACTCTTACTAACGGTCTATCTTTACTACCTTTTTCCATGAATGTTACATTCACTACAGGTTTTTCATTCTCAGAAAAATACTCGTCTTTTTCAATATCTCCTATTATTATCATCTTCAATTCATTTTGTAATTTTGTTTCATTTTTCATACTTTTATACCCCCGTTCCAAGACGGACACAAATCCATAAAATCGCACCAAGAACATAAGTTCTCATGCCTACAATACGATTTACAGGTGTCCTTGTGTATTGGTGGAAATTCATTTTTAACATGTGCTTCAACAAGTTTTTTTATTCTATTGTTAACTGTTCTAGGTGCATACTTTGTCTTACTTGTACCTATTTCTTCTATTTCCCATTCTTTCTTTGTACCGTTTCTTACATCACCATCAGGAAATTCCCACGCCCAATGCGTGACGGGTAGAAACTCTTCCATGTGACCTTCTTCTAATAACATTTTATAAAATTGCATTTCTGTACGCATACTTGTTGCTTTCTTTGGATTCCATTTGCCAGTTTTTAATTCCATAAGTACGAAGCCGCCCTCACTATCTGAAAAGATTCTATCAATGAAACCTTTCAGATGTACTGGGTATTTTTTACCATTGACTTCAACTTCAATTCTAGCATGACCCTCTACTTCATTACCAACAGGCTTCCAATCTTTACCTTTAGTGATAAGTAGTCTATCCCATTGCCATCTCAACCAAGTATCAATAATTGCATCTTCACCATACATGTAAGGTGATGGTGGTTTCGGTATCACTGTTTTTAGTTTCTCATAACCAAGAAGATGTTTTTCTTCTTCTATTAAATTCAACACTTCAGGTAAGACACTATCTACATTTTTCCAAAAGTATTCACAAACATCATGTACATTTGTTCCTTTTATCATATGTTCAGTTTCTTGCCCTCTATGACCTAGTATTTTAGTAAGATAGTATTGATATGGACACCAGTTAAAATCACCAAGACTTGACTTAGTTATTCTAAGGATACCATCATCATTAGGTTTCCAAGCATAACTACTTTCTTCATATGACTTCATCATTTCAGCATTAGCATAATCAGAACTTTTCGTAAAAGATTCACCATTTGGATTAAATTTCATATCAGTACCCCATATCCATTTTACTCGGAGTTATTCTAATATCTCCATTTTTAATTTTCATATACATTTCTACTGCCTTTTCTATACAACTATGGCAAATCATACCTTCACTACCCACAGTTTGCATTGCAATAGTAGTATTATACAAACTTGAACAACAACTACACTGCATCTATTCTTCCTCCTCACACGTACATTTATTTAATTCCCATTCTTCTATTTTCAATTCATCACCTATGTAACCCTGACACGATTCACATTCTTCTAAGTCACTGACATCTACATCAAATGAATCAAAACCAACAACCATATGATTTTCCAAACTCATCGTGAATCCCCCGTAAGAGAAGGAACATGGTAGTAAAGAACTCTACCACATTTTTCACAATTATCAATGAATTTGTCAGTGTGCCAGCCACATTTACAATACATTAAAATCATTGTAAAAACCCCCAATTTTTGTAAGTTAAACCTTGTAGTGCAATACCTGTAAATAAACCAATAGTAATATCTGTTACAGTAATAAACATGAAACTGATAAGTGCTGCTGAAGCCCACATCCAATGATGTAGATGATACTTTTCTGTTTTTAGTGAAGGCACTCTAGGTACTGCCCATTTTGCTAAGGCAAATCCACCTAGTACTGATAGACTATACAACAACATCACTCTTCCTCCAACATTATACATTTTTGCAAATAAATTGCTAGGTCTAAAGCCTCTTCCTGTGCATGGATTAACCATTCTTTACGAGATAAATCAGTTCTTTCCATTGTGGTATTATATTTATTTTCACCCAACTTTGCTCTTGCTTCTATTTTCTTTATTACTATATCTTCAATCTCACTCATATTTATTCCTCATGGTCTATTATAACAACTGTCTTTTCTGTTGTTTCTGTTGTTTGTTCTATTATCAATACAGTAGAATCACCAAAGTGTATCTGTGCTGGTGTATTCGTATCTATCATACAGATGCAAGGTAATAACCAAGCACCGAAATTAGACACTGCTGTGTGGTTTGGACCTTCTGCATTTTCAAGAGTTGCCGATGCAAATATAGATGCACCGTTTCTTTTGAAAGCATTCAGAACAAACTCATTCTCATCTGCATTTGCTTTAATTTGAAAATTTGAATCACTGGATATTAATTTACCCAATGATGATATTTTTACTATCTCATCAAAATTTACTGTACCATGTACATCTAATGCCCCACGACCAAAGTTCTGCCATTGATTTTCTTTTGACGCTTTTACTAATCTATCAAAAGTCGGCACTCTTTGAGAACTAATGTTATCGAAACATGGTAATGTCATTTTCATGCTACCACATTGTAATGACAACCTATTACCTCTTCCTTGTTTTATTGTAACATCGTTTTTACATTTCTTCAAGAAAGCACTTGTCTTCGATAAATCTGATACATTCAATGTTCCTGTTGATGCTGGTGGTGTAGACAATGTTTCTTTGAAAGAAAGATAATGTGTCATGTAAGCAATCTTAAACGATATATCATTTTCATTAACATGTAAGATTACATCTGTTACATTTTCACCTAACATCGTCAAGTATCTAAGCCACTGTTTTGGTGGTAGTGTTAATTCAACCATATTACCAATACTCCTTTGGTTTTTTGTCACCACAAGCAAAACCTAAATCCCAATCTAATACTTCGTAGATAGGCTCTAGTTTTTTACGAATAAATTTCTCTACCATCAAATCATAATCTAATGAAAAGTCTTTGATTTCTTCTGCGTCACGGAATGACACTATGTTAGTGGTTGGCATCCCATCAGGAACACCATTCACGTAGACCCATTGACCTGAATCGCCTACCCTAAATGGGTCATTAGTAGCCATGTGTTCATTGTAATACAAAGCACCTTTAGCACCATTCGGTGGTACTCTATCATAAGATGCTTTACCTAATCTACCATAGGGTGCTAAATCCTCAATGCTTTTTTCACCTTTCCTTAAGGCTATAGATATCGGTCTAATTTCTTTACTTACATCATTTTCTTCTGCACCTTCGCTTATCATTCGGAACATAGTACGTTGAATGTCTCTTGTTAAAGGAGATGAGTTGGCCGCTTTCAGACCATAGCCTGTAACTTTCAAATCTCCTCTTTTAGACTCCGGCCAAGTTATGATACCAAAGTTTCTATTCTTGCTATTAGCAGTAGTCCAATAGTCAAAAAATGCTTCAAACTCTACGTCCATTAGCGGTAGTTCTAATTCAGTTCTAATCGTTTTATTGAGATGTTCTACCAATGGTGGAACTTCTTCAAATGGTGCTTGTATATAGCATGAATCTGTATGACCTGCTAGTACAGTGTAGCCTTGTCTTTCTGCTTCTGTCATTAGTAATGTAATACTCTCTCTACCCATGCTTGTAATAGCCGCCCCAACGTCAGGGTCAGTCCACATACCGCCTATCGCTGCTTGTGAAACATAGCCATAGATTGCATTAGTACAAACTTTGACTGCTAATTGCATCATATCATTTTTGAATTTATCATCTTCATTAGTGGCTTCTTTGGCTAACTTTTTGTATTCTTTACGTAATAACAACATATCCTCTACTATACTGGGTAATATGCCTTTTTCATCTTGTTCCCATCTACTACCGTCAGGTAACTGTCTGATGTTACCTTCAGTATCAAACTTACTTCTCTTAGTTGTAGGACATAAATTTAGACATACAATCAGTATTGGATATAGAGATGCGAAATCAACAAGTGCAACATTCTGATGTCGTCCCGGTTTAGTTTCCAGAACATGTGCAGCAGTTAAAGAATCTCTTTGTCTATTGTACATAGATGGTGCTTTCAAATCAGAATACCTGCCAAACAATCCTCGAACATAATTAGTAACTCTATGAACAGATTGAAACCTTACTCCACAGAATTGTTGCATTGCAACTAAGAAAGGTATAGCATTTAGTTTCTCATCACATTGACGTAACAATGTAGTATCTCTCAAACAATAATCTACAAATAAATCAAAGTGAGTGTACCACCATGTGCGAACATCTAACTTGTTGCCATCCTCATCTTCATCAATCTTTCCACCTAAATCTAATGCTTTGGCTATAGTATCTAATTTTCTACTCGGTAATTGTCCTCTACCTGACTTAATCCATAGAGTTTCAAATCCTGAACCAGTCATACCTTTAGCGGCACTGTCAAAGCATAATCTACCTTTGATTGGTTGTTGCGTTTCCTTGTAGCCATACTTAGCGTGAGGCTTTACAATTTCACCTATTGGTGACAATCTTTGAGGGTCAGGTAGTCTTTCCATTAATTTTGGTAAATCTGCCCACATAATTGCATGAGCACATAAAATATCAGGGTCACATTCTTCTAAATGGTCTAAGAATGCATTACACATGTCAATTTCATTATCATAAAGATATAACATGTACCCGCCTTCTCTATCAATCCAATCAACAGTATGTACCTGATTTTCTCTCCATGCAAAAACTACAGGATGTTCAGCATGACTATCATCAATTGCCATGACTGTTAGGAAGCCATCATTTACATCCCATTCTAAATCAAAATACCAAATTCGTGGTGCGAACTCAGGTATCTTTTCAGGATAAGTCTTCAATAAATATTGGTCTTCATATGGCATATCTGCTTCATATGTATCAATCTCTTTCTTGATATCCCAAAAAGCACGAGGGTTAGGTACAATCATTTTCTTCAATTGTTTACCATCTAACCCTTCGGCTCTTTGTTCTGCATCTACATATACACCTTGATATCTTGACATTACTCTACCTAGTCTTCGAGGATTAGTATCAACAGGAATCCAACAATGTGGTTTCACATACTTCTCATCGTCAGGACTTATCATGTTCACGTACAAGTTACCATTAGCATCCCTTGTACGCTCATACAAGTGAGGGAATGATATTTCATCAAACCCATTTGGATAGTAGTAGTCTATAATCAAACTAACACCTACAATGTGCCATCGTTTAATTCAGGTAGTCCGTAGAAGATAGGTGCTTTACCCACTTCTGTCACTAGAACAGTTCTCTTTTGTCCTTGTAAACCTGCATCCGTTTTACTCTTTTCAAATGAAGCCGTGAACCTTTGTATCAGAACATTGCCTTCCTCATCAAGCGTATCTTCTCTTTCCATTCTAATAATTTGGAATAAGAAATTGTTGGTACTTTTTTCCCAAGCGGGCTTCCATGAAGCATTACTTTCATTTGCACCATGTGCATAGTTAGTTAGAGACAAATGTGTTTCCATAAACACTTTAGTTCCTCTCTTTACTAATGCTCTACATAGAGATACTAACTGTTGGAATCTAGTTTTTCTTATTGCCCAATCCCACTGATTCTGTACTCTTTGTCCATCTCCAGCACCACGTACATCTGCCGCACTAATCGCATCGCTCGCTAAACCTAAATCGTTTATCCTCATGTTATTTACACATACTGCATCAAATTGGTCTACACCAGTGATAAGTAAACCCCATATATTACCACTATTTTTTATAGCGAATTGCATTATTTGCATCACTCGATTATGAGTTGCATCATAGTCAATAGCAGTCCTATTTCCTGTCATATAGACATAAGGCTCGAAAGATTTGATACCAGTATTTTCAGGATAGAATGCACTTTTGTTAGCGAACCCACCACCGTCAAAATCTAGTAACCATAGTTGTTTAGGTTCTTCATTATCTTCCCAATACTTGTTGTAAGCAGCAGTCACGATAGCAGTTTTACAAGTGTTTTCATGACCGATTATACCAGCAAAGGTATGTGTGTTCAACGTAGGTTGTTCTGCATCTAGTTCAGCCTGTAAAGCAGCAAAAGGGTCTGCTCTTTCATGGGCAGGTAGTTCTGCGTCTGCTAAGGTTTCTGCTAAGGCTTCTTGTGCCTTCTTAGTCTGTCCAAAGCCAGCCATTACTGTTCACCTTGCTCGGATTCATCAACGGGTGCTTGAACCTCTGCAAAGTCTGCTCTAAGAGCATTCATGAGTGTATTTACATCGTTGGCAAATTGCTCTAATCTTCTCATGATTAGAAGTCTATTACCAGCAAGGTTACGCACCCTATCAAGTTCCGCTTTCAACATTATATTCTCTTGTTCTAAATTTATTTCTTGTTTATCATTATCTTCAGTCATTCATATCACCTCAATCAAATTGTCCTAAGTCTGTATCTCCACCACTAACTCTAGGTCTAGCCCTTCTTTGGTTGGTGTAAATACCCATAACGGTTAACTTTGGAATTTTACTATTATCTCTTTGTTGCATACCTATTCTACCGAATATTAACACGGTAGATTTCTCAGCATACTCAAATCTTTCACCTTCACTGTCTACAAAGGAGAATGGATGAGTTAAATCGTAACATGCACTTGAAACATTACACAAGACTTCAGCACCATCTCCGCCACCATACGTACTTTGTAGTTCTGATGATGTAAGACTCAAACTGTATGATATACCGGATTCATCGTATTCGGTTTCTCTTCCTTCTGTGGAAAGTCTGTTGACTGTTCCTTTTGTAATTACTAGTGGACCAACTTTACCTTGTCCATCTGCTGTTTGGAATGTTCTTAATCCACTTTCGTAAGCATCACCTAATTCTTCTATTCTAGTAAACATGTCTGTAAAGTCATCAGTAGTCCAAAATTTGAATGGCTCAAGTAAAGGTCTCATTTCAACTGGAACGAATTCATTCGTGTAATTTATGCTATCAACAAAACCACTATTTGTTTCCAATACATCTTCAAAACCTGCTCTCGCATTATCAGAAGGTGGCTTTGCTTTGATAACACATGGTTGTCCTACGTTTAGAGAGCGTTCCATATCATCTCCTGTAATGTCTACTCGCCACATTTTTATGTCGCCATTGTCAACAAATTCTTTTTGTTCGTTACCAAGGAAATATGCATACCTACCCATTTGGATGTGAGGGTATGGATAACCTTTCTTTGATATGAAACAAATGTATTGATTATTTCCAGCAGGAATACCCATGCTCGGTGTTTCTGTTATCATTTCAGATGTTTCAATAATCCCTTCAGAGGTATTGATGACCCAATGACCATCTTGTTTTTCATAAACTCCACCTCTTCCATCTGATACAAATGCATTTGGGTCTTCTTTATATTGTCTGACCATCCAATTAGCCAGCCCCTTTCTACGGTCTCCTGCTTTATTAGCAACACCTAAGAAATGACCAACGTAAGTTTGTGTTCCAACACCACCACTCACTGTACTGCTTCTTAGCATGGTAGCAAATTGTTCAGCCCAATCGAGAACTAAATCTTCATCTTCTTCCTGCCAGTTATCACAACTATAATTGGTCTTGATATAATCAAAGAAACCTTCTTTTACAACAGGTAATGTTTCCCCTGTTCTTTCGGAGTGTTTCTCCAATCTCTCCATTACCCCTTGAGGCAACTCTTTCGTCATATTTTCTTCTTTCATTTTTTTAAACGGGTTTTCATCATTCATTTTTTTTCATCTCCTTCAAGATTTTTTTAACAGTATCATGTAAATTCATGATTTCTAATCTATTCTCCATTATTGCACTACGCAATGTTATTCCTAATTCTTCAATGTCTATTGCTCTTATATTACTCATCTTTTTCCTTCCTTCATTTTCGCTACCAAATAGTCACAGAATGCATAATCTCCAGCCGGCCATGCGTAAATGTGTAACATCACATCGCCATACGCTTTCATTATGTCATATCTGAATTTCTTTCTTATTTGGTTGTAGAGACCTTGTAGCAGGTTTCGTAGGGGAACTCCGTCATTCAATCCTTCATGAAGGTTGTTACGAATTTTATCCCATTCATTGTTCTCTACATATTCCATTATGTTTTCATCTTGTAATTTTTGTAATTTTAATAATCTTTTTTCTAATGCATCTGATTTTCGTGGTAGTACTTCTAACAAATTTATACATGCTCTCAAATCGCCTTGCATTAATTCTACCAACAAAGGTAAATCTTTACCCCAAGTAGATATTGTAGATAATTTCATTGATGCTAAAATATCCCATAGCCTTGCAGCACCCTCCTCATTGGATATCGGTTTGAATCTGTATACAGTACACCTTGATTTTATTGCTGGTGTAATTTTAGATTCATCATTAGCAGTAAAAATAACCAGTGCGTTCTTACTATAAGTTTCTATCAATTGTCTTGCAGCATTTTGTGCAGCAGTAGTTAGACCATCTGCTTCGTCTACCAGTATTACTTTTCTGTGAGGACCAACAGGTTTAGTTCGGAGAGTATCTTTCAAATCATTTCGCACAAAATCTATTCCCCTATCGTCACTACCATTAGTTTCGATGTAGTTCATAGAATCATAAAAACTGCCGAGCATACTACGTGCAATGATTCTTGAAGCACTCGTCTTCCCTGTACCTGAAGGTCCAACAAAGAGCAAGGCTGTCGGCCACATGTCGTTTTCTATCCAAGTACTTATATCATTAGTCAAATCTGTTTGACCTACTAACTCGTTTACAAGTAATGGCCTTGCGGCTTCTACCCAACTCATGGTATTATTATAACTAGACATTTATATACTAACCTCCTAGTTATGATAAAATATCTACAATTTGTACAACATCTTGAATACCTTTGTTGTACTGAACTGTCATGAAATAACCATCTATCATTTGCGGTAAAGTATCTTTAGTGAAAGTTAGAACTGACACAGTAATAACTATGCAAATTTCATCAGGTATTATACAGTCATCTTGATTTTCAATCACCATTTGTCTTTTGATTGCATCCCAAATTACAGTTTTGTCTGTAAGTTTATCTGTTTTTATTTCACCAACTGTAAAGAAATCTAATCCATCCAATGCTTCAACTTCTAAAACAATAAACTCGTCATCTTTTCTTACTCTATTTAATCTGACATCGTAGAGATGGGAACTTTTTACTAAAATTTCTCCACCGTATTCTCTAGGATTATACTTTTTTCTATTTGGTATTCTAATTACCCCTTGTTGATGTTCAGGGTCATACTTCAACAAACCTTGAAACTGTTCTTCATCAACCATTTTTCTTAGGTTATTAATTACTAAGTGGTCTTGTTCCATACTTAATTTGTTTAATCTATCTTCTAAAGTTAAATCAGGATGATTGAAATAAATTACATCCACAATCTTATTTTCACTGTCTAATTCAACCCAAATTCTATCTTCGTAACTTAGACATTTCATTTTAGTTATGCCGTTTTTAGGTAATATTTGATAGTATAAAACTTCGTCATTCCAATCATCATAACTTGTCCATCTTCTGTATGTTCTTCGAGTTAAATCTCTATGTTTTTCATACCATTTTTGTTTTGTATATGTGTAGAAGTTTTTGTCAGTCATTGACATTTTTAAAATTTTAACATGGGTGACATTATCATTTAGTAAACCATTAAGAATGTTAGATGCTTCTTTGTAATTGTCAAGTTCTAACTGATGTTTTATCACGAAACATAGAAATTTATTTTTTGTAATTGGTGGATGACCTAAAAGACAAGGCCACAATAATTCATTTTCTAATTTAGTTAACCCTCTTGCAATACTTACAAAATTTGGTTTGATACCTTGTTGCTTTCTTTCTCTAATATTATTCCAATTAAATTGATTCCAAGATACTGAATTCAAACCACTTTCAGATACTAACGCTAATGTTAATTTTTTCCATAGAGGTGTTTTACTGTCACCAAATGATTTTAACACATCTTCAAACACTGGCTCAAAAACATTCAATTCATCTGCTATATCTGAAAGCATGTATTGTGCTTTATATGGCACTGCTGGAAATAGTAAATCAAAAATCCATTTAGCATGTGTATAAGTCGTAATAAAAGATGCATCAAAAGTACCTTGATATTGTTTCATTCTTGTCGCTAAGTCAAGTAAATTACTTTTCTCATACTCCATACCTTGTCCTCCACAAGTGAGGCTTAGGTTGCGTAGACTTTCCATATAATTCTCTAGTCAAATCAATCATTGAATCTATCGTTATACCCACCTTGTATTTCTTTCCAATAATATAAATACAATCTATCATCAAACTATAATTATTTCTTACAGAATTCCAACTGTTGTCTCTTGAAACTTTGTGATATATATCTAACGCCTCATGTATCTGTTTAGGTGTTAAGTCAATCATCATACCTAATTGATATGCTTTCTTTTCAAATGACATCACTTTCAATCACCTGTGGTAAAAAACCATATGTTGCATCTTCCCAAGCACTTAAAGCAACGTTTGGGTCTTTTGTTTTTGCTTTCTTGATGTCAAATGGATTAGCAAGTACCCTAGTGAATTGAACAAAGTTTTGATAATCTTTCAAACCTTCTTCTAAAATTCTTTTACCTATGTAATTTTGTAAGTAATAACATATCTTTTTCAAATCTATCTTCTTGTTAAAACTCTTTTTCCATTCTATACCCATGAAGTCTGATTCGTTTAACAAAATTAGTATGTCTTGTGGTACTGTTATTCTTTGTCTTATTCTGAAACCGAGTTTACTATCAACTCTCTTCTCCATCCAAGTATGAAATCTAACTTCTCTCAGAAACATACCAATTGCAATTTCTTCATTCATCGGTTAACCTCCTTACATTTAGGGCATTTACGTGTTCTATCATGACCCCAATGAACGTCAGCCTTACACCATCTGCATAGTAGATTATTCCTCATTCTTCATCCACTCCATTACAACAAAGACAATGACTACTCACATCTTGATATTTTCTCATCTGCTTCTCACGATGATTAGCCCGTATCTGCTTCTGCTTCCATTCCGGCATGGTCGAACCATGAGCCACACCGTCATTACTAGGATAAATAAAATATGGGTCAAGTGGTCTTGATGGGTCGCAAGACAAACAGTAGCCCACATCATCAACGGTGATGTTTCCATTCAATACCAAGTATTGTGCTGTATTCGCAATGGTTGTAGGTAGGGGAAATGGGTCAATAGTCATACCACCACACCAAACAGGGAATGTGTGCCACTTTCCTTCGGCATCCCTCATCTCTATTTTATCCATGTAATAAATTTTGTATGGTTCTGATTCCGGCGGGCAGTTTGGGCAGTAGCATGAAGTGGTATTCCCAACATTATATCCTTCACTCATTCTTCCACCTCCAGCACAAAATGACCACCTTCATTATCAAGGAAGTTTTCTATCAAATCATTTAAGTCTTTGAAGGAGCAAATTATCTCCCCATTAGGTTCTACATAATTTATCATTTAATCAACTCCAGTCCATAATATCCATTACCTCTAATTGGTAAGCCCACATATATAGCATAACATTTTTCAGAACAAAATACTCTTGTTCCTACTGCTAAATTTTCTACTATATATTTTGCTTTTTTATCACACATCGCACAAGTGTTAAGATTACCAAACATTATTCTTCACTCTCCCCATTCCATACGGACTCGATATAACTCATTGTTACCCATCTAGTTTCATTATAATTCACTAGTACCCATTCACCTGAACCATCATAATCCCATTCGACAGCCTCACCTACGAATATACCATTACCTTCAGGCTCATCGGCAATCCACGGAATCATTTCACCAATGAAGCGAGATAACTTAGGCACAATTTCCCTCGCTTGCTTGACTTCTGCAAACAAGTCATCATTTTCCTCTTGGTAACTTTCTATTATTGCAAAAAGAGGCATAGAAGGTTCGTCTGTATCATTCATTCCTCTCACTCTCCAAGTATTGTTGTGCCTTCTCCATCCACTCATCCTTCAACTCATAGAGGCCAAGTGCATGAGGGTGCAAACCCATCAGATAACCATCATGCGAGTAGTAATTGCAGTAGCCCAACCAATTGAGTAGTTCGGTAAGGCTTCTACTGTTCTCAGACATCTGAACAAAGGCAGCAAGCACCCTATCACGGAACTCATACATCCGTTTGAGTTCGGCTAAAAGAAGTGGTGCGTCTGCTATGAGTCGTGCGTCTGCTTCACTCAATTCGTCATGGTCGAAGGCACAATTTCTAACCTTGGCTCGCTTCTCATGTTCACCGACATAGACTCGCCAGCCTACATCTTCAGTTGCGAATGCGGGTTGGTTTGCCGTCCACGCCCCTTCTGTATATCCTTCGTATTTGTCTGTGTCAATCATTCAATCACCTCTTTCATTGGTGATGTTAATTCAACCATAGCATTCATCGGCACTGCTTTAACATTCAACAGTGTATCACCAGCCCTAGTAGATACAGTATGTTCTAACAAATCGCTAATTGCTTTGTTAACTGCATCTGCATACTTTGTATCATCAGTCGACCATTTACTTTCGTTAGCAATTTCCGCAGCAGTATCTTCAATAAACTTAGCAACCATTGTACTGTACACTTCAGGACTAGCATCTTTAGGCACAAAGTTTCGTACCATCATACTAACCAATCTACCTACTATTTTCTTAGTAGGTAACTTAGAAGTCATACGTTGTGTAACCGCACTACAACTTCTATAACCACGACCATTTGTTTTTCCTGTCGTTTTAAGTACATCAGGCTGTATCATTAAAGATGCACCCGTCACCAAATCCTGTACATACAATTGAGGGTCAGCATAGTAATCCTCATCTGCATTATGTCGCTCTTTCTCTTGCTTCGCAATCGGTCCAGCAATGGCTTTCAATACCTTTGCTATACCATCATTCCATTCTTGTTTCATTATTTCTTCTTTCATTTTTTTCACTCTCTTCTTTTCCTTTTATAATCGCTTCTTGTAGTTGCGGAAGAAGCATCTCCGCTTGTTCTAGTGTAAGCCTTACACCATGTCTTGTATGTTGGGATTCACCAACGGGTCTTTGGACATTCATGATTCTCAAGTCTATCCATTGCCTATTGTAATATTCGATTTGGCTTAGAACAACATGACCTTTACCGTTTTTCCATTTACCTTCAAATGACACATCTCTCCAAATTTCAGTCATTCTTCTATCTCCAAACTTTGTTCTACTTTTTCTAACATTCTTATCAGAACACTTTGTTCCCATTCTGTCATATTTTTATACATTGCAACTATTTCTAAATGTTCTTCATATCTATCTTTTGGATGAAAGAGACAAAAACTAGGTTCATCTCCATTAATCATTTCTATCCCACATATTAAACATGGTTGTAGTTTATTCATTTTTTCAACCCCTTTACGCATATTATTCTTCCTCCTCGTTTGGGTCTATAACTTTACAATAAGTACCGTACAACCAAAGAGGAATCTTCTCTTTAGTAACAGGGTCAACACTACCTATCAGTAAACCTTGTTCACCTGCATCAGCCATTTCCATCATTTCTCTACGTGTAAGTGCTTGAATGATGTCTCCTTCTCTGTTCATGTACCTCATAAACGCTCTATCATCAGTTAGTAAATGATAATCATCGGGGTCAATCTCTACATGTTCACCAGTGTTTGGATTCAATAACCTGTAAGCCCATATCTCTATCTCTTGTGTATCTCCACCTTCTAGTAAAACATCTTCCATTTTTATAAATTCAGGGAATGTATTGTAGGGATTCATGTCAATTAGTTTTGTACCATCTTTATCAGCCCAATTTTTAGCAATCTGTTTCTTTTCTTCAACTTCCATACGTTGTGCTTCTTCTAAAGTCGCTGGCGGCTCTTTCCATTCTGTATTCTTTTCATCAAGAGAATATCCTAAATCAAACATAACAGTTCGTATCCCATGTAATGTTTCAATGCAAGCAGGATGTTGTATTGCTTTCTGTAAAGTCCACTCTTTAGTATCTGTTTTCAAGAAAATTAATCCTGTTCCATCAGGACTCCACACACCACCTAAAGGGGAATGTGCAAAATGTTCTTTCGCCCAATCAACAACTCTAGGGTCTGTCCAATTACTCATCTAGTTCCCCTCCTTCATTTTCATCGTCATATATTCAGCCCTTTCATTCATTTCAGTAATATACATATCAATTACACCTGAATTGCCTCTTTCCCATTCTTCCATTTGCTCATAATCTATCTGATAAATTTCAGATATTGCGTCTTTGTATATTTCACGTATGTCGTTTTCTAATTCTTCTATTTGCCACTCCAAACGTTCCTTTTCTTCTCTCATATTTTTCATAATTAATGTTTTTTCATCTATCAATTTTTTTACTTTTTCGTTCATTTAACAAACCTCCTCAAATGGTGGATATTCATTTTTCCACAAATGCCAATCAACAGATTCATTCAATTTTTCCTTTTTAATAGAATAAGTGTACATATCACCACTAATTAAAGTAATTGATATGTGTACTTCTCCATCTATTTGTTCGCTTTCTATATATTTTATTTCTATTTCTTTTTCTTTTGTTTTATTCATTTTATTACCTCTTTTGTTCTTCTTCCGAAATCATGTCGCTTTATATACCTATTCTTTCTCCTCATGTAAAGTGTATACTTTGCAACCTTTACATGCTGTAATCATGCCGATATCGGTTAACATGATTGCACTTCCTTTCACCAACTCGTTACAAGTTGGGCATTCTATATCTGATTCTGCCATTGCTAACACACCAAATATTCTTTCTTTTCCTCTAAATTTACCTTTAAATGTACTATTGGGAATATCTATTTTCATTTCATCGTCATAATCTGCTAAACCGTCAGAAGCAGTTATGTCATCTACTGTCATTTCACCTTTACCAGCCATCATTTCACCTTTACCCAAACATCAACATTAGCCTTTCTATTAATACCATATCTTGAACTATGTAATTTTATTGTATCGTCTACTCTAAAACCGCTATGTCTTTTTAATATGTGGCTAATTTTAAATTTATTAATTGAATGATTGCTAAGTCTTAACAACTTCCCACTCTTCAATGTTGCACCTTCAAAAATTTCTAACACTGTACACGGTGTATGTTTTTCAGCATACTTTATGATTGCTTCTTCAGCCCTAACACAAGTTTTCTTCATTTTTCTTTCCCCTTTTTATTTGTTCTTTTTAGTGGTTTTTGTTTTTTACTGAGTGCGATATATGCTCTATCTAAGTCTTTTTCTAAAACAGAAATTCTATCATTTAACTTTACGATATAATCCATTATTCTATCTTCTTTGTTTATTGGATTTAGTTTTTCTTTTTCAAACAAAGCATCTATTCGTTTTTCGATTATTTCTTTCATTGCTTGATGTTTTTTCATAGTGTATCCTTCCATATCTGCATTAGTTATATCAGCAACTATATCATGAAGCATATTGATTCTTTTGTTAGTCTCTATTTGAGAATTTGTAATTTTATCATTAAGTTCTTTTCTAGTTAATGCTCTACTATTCATTTCAGACAAAACATATTCTCTCATTTCTTCTTGAATTTGAACTTTAGAATAGGTATTAACTGACCTTGGTTTATTGCCTGACATTGTTTCATGTTCGTCACAATATTGTCTCCAACTTCTAATACTACTTGTTGTAAACGGTTTTCCACATCTACCATCTTCTACGGGATGTATACAATACTTTATTGATTTCGTCATGTTCTATCCCTCAAACGACTATCATCTTCGTGCGGCATCTCTATTGTCTCGTACTCATCTATACTTTCTAGGGGAATCCATATTTTCTTTTCACCTGTTATTTTATGTTTCCATTGATGTGTTTGTTTTCGCCTCATGCAAACCACGCTCCATATCCTATATTGTTTTCACCGAAGTCTAAATTTTCCATGACGCTCGGAGGCAAACTCTCATACGCAGGTGGTAGTGTTAACACATCTTCCATATCCCACATTTCTGCTAAAGCACCATCATATGCTACACGTAATAGATGTGGCATTGATTTACCATTTTGAAGTAGAGGCATCACACCTCTATTGATGATATACATTCTAGCAGGTTCAGAATACATTGTGAAATCAAAAGCAGTCATGAAAGACAATGGTACATTCCATGCTTCTGCTAGTTCTTCACACAACAACAACCGAATCATGCCATCTTCAATAGATAAGGCTGAATGAACTTCTAGCCATCCAGTGTGTGTAGTGCCAGTATCTTCTACTTTAGATACAACCTTAGTATACAATCTACGTCTAGCCTCAATATGGTCTGCTACCACAGGTGGTATCAAAAACTGTTTACCTAATCTCTCATCAAGTTCACGCAAAGTTCCTTGTATTTGATTAAATAATATCATACTCTCACCTCCAAATGTGGTAATAACTCTTTCATTTCCGCAGTGAACTCTTCAACATAACCTCCGCCCCAGTAGTTATCACAATGTTTCAAAAGTTGTATGGTATCTGTCACAAGTTTATAGTCCATTGGGTCAGAGCCGGGTGTAGATAATGCATGCATAAACTCATTGTATATTTGACCTGCCATTCTCTTAGGTGTATCACCGTAGGCCATTAGTTGTAATAACATAAACTTCATTTCTTTTGACAATCTTATCTCGTTCATGCTGTCACCCCTATCCACCAGTCAGGTGGGCTTGTGTGTCTGTAATGCACACCACCTTTACTGTGTATTTTGCTGTGATAATAGGCACGATAGGCTTTGACTGCATCATCATCTTTGTATTCATCAGGCATAGCCTGTGCGAATGGTGTGAGAGTAGCGTCAGGGATTACCTTCTGTATACCTATCATGTGATAGATAGCGTCAGTGCATCCATGCATCTTGTTGAAGCGTTTGTAGTATTCCTCACATAACTGCATAGCATGATGAGCAAGCCACATCCAATTCTCTTGACTATCTCCTGCCCAAACTGTGCATGGGTGATGCTTGTAGCCACCTTTGTAGGGCGTGCCACTCTTAGTCAGTGGCATCTGCTCATCAGTAGCACCATGTCTACGCAAGGCTGATGCCATCATCTGTGCTGACTCAACAATCATCTTCGGCACTCTCACACAGTCCATCGCCTGTGCTGCCTTCACTGGGTTTTCGTCTAGTACAAATATATTCATTCTACTACCTCCTTCAAATATCCTACAAACAACTGTTTACCTTTGTCAATATCATTGTACTCCATGTGTACTAAGCACATATCTTCATCAGCCCAATTCCATTCCAACAAAGTCCAGCCTGTATCTTTTCTCCATATACTTCCTAATTTCATTTTCTCATTATTCATCACTCTTCCTCCTTGCGTACTGCTAATACAATACTTTTGATGTCGCTTATTATTGATGAAACATCTTCAATAGATACGAAATGACCATACACATCACTTGCTAACTCCGACATATCTATGTGTTTTGTTAATTCTTCATGGTCAATGAACTCTTCAAGTTGTGATACATCTATGTCTATGTCTACATTTTCTGCTACCGCATTATAGTCAATACATTGACCAAGGGTCTCATATTCTATCCGGTCCGCCACAGTGTAGTAATCAATTTCTAAGTGGTCAGCAATCTCACTCTCATTCATTTCACCAGCAATATCAGCAGGGTCAATACACATTTCTTCTGCTAATTTTTCATAATCAATATCTAAATCATGTGCTACTTCGTAAAACGTATCTTCAAATTTATTAATCAGTTCACTCATCTTCTCCATCATTCTTTCATCTATCTTTTTATTTATCCACTTCATTATCATTCTTCTTCATCTCCTTTCTTTACTCTATATTTACCTGCTAGGTAATGTTTATGTCTTGCTTTAAACTTACCAAAATATCTTGCTCTTACTCCTGTTTTCATTAAATCATCTCCTTATATGTGAGTGTTTTTGTACCTAAATCAATTGTGTATAGATAAACAATGTCTCCATGTTGACCCGTAGTAGGTTCGTAATGACCTACTTTCCAATTATTAGATTTCCCGTATGGCCCTCTTCTATAAGAATCGTGACCAAGCACGACAATCCAACCACTAAATTGACCTACGTTATCTCTTACTTCGCCATTTTTTAGTCTTTCCATAAGTGGTTCAAGACTAGGTAATACCGAAGATGGGTAGCCATCGTAATGACGATAGAACCACAACTCATCTCCGTCTTCATCAACTACTCGTATGTTACATCTCGTACCCATTATTCTTCCTCTCCATTCATTGGTACATATCGTGGGCCAACTACATCAATTACCATATCTGCTTCTGTTGCAAACTCCAACAACTGTTGTACTGGTTGGTCTAGTGGTTGTAAGTCAAGCATAGCACCTTCAGGGTGATTTGCTTCACTACCTTTAATGAATATCTGATATGAACCATCAGCATACCTAAGTACATCAAACGGTATGTACATCAATTCACCTGAAGCAGCCGACTTAAGTATCGCTGGCTGTTCTCTTAACCACAAAGAAACATCATCAGCAGTACGCATCTTCAAAGCAATACCATACTTCCGACCACGTTTCACAGTACTACTCACACCTTGTATGTGTAGCCTACCTATGTCGTAGTTACATTTTATCTGCATTCTTTCTTCTTCTTGTTCATTCATCATTTTTATTACCTCTTTTATTTTCTTTTATTATTAGACCTTTATATACTAAATTACCAATCATTTAACTTCCTCTCTATTTTTTTCGTTTCCTTTCTACGTTCAATCACAACTTCAGTTGAGTATATACCATCATCTTCTATACTCACAAATGCAAGTGGTCTAATCCTATTAGTTATCTCACATTTGAATCGTCTGTCTTGCCATCTCATACCACCTTTTTCTATTCGTAACTGTTTAGGTTTTTCTTTCTCTATGATGTACATTTTACTGACACCATTGTGCATTTCAATTGGATGAAACATATTACCTGTTGCTTCACATTTCTCTGTGAACTCATCATAGTTATCATCATCCAAAGTCATTTCACCTACCTCATGCATCGCATCTATGTTACCACATACACTACAAGGTAACTTGGCATCTGATACCTTATTAGTTCTGAATTCGTAGTGAGCACAAACATCACACCAGTATAAGGCATAACCCTTGATGTGAGTGTTAGGTATTGTCTTAGGTTTACCTTTGTCGCTAGTAAAATAATTCTTACCTACTTGTTTTTTCTTCTTACTTTTACTACCAACACTCTCTATCTCAATTTCATCAGCATCGAAAGAATTTACTTTTATGCTATCCCAATCAAATGATGTACCACTCGATAACGTTTCTACCTTATTTTCTCCAAATGGTATTTGACATACTGTTGATATGTACTCTTGTTGTGATTTGGCTTCTACTGCATGTGTACAATAACTGTTCCTTACCCATTGTATCAACTCACCTGCATCTTTCCATGTTTGATTCTTCTTCTCAATCATAAGGTGTGCAAAGATAGCCAACTGTACACCAGTACGACCATGACCACCCATACATTGACAAGAGATAGATTTGATACCTTTAGCCTTTACATCAGCAACAAGCGATACCCAAAACTCTCTACCTACGTTGCTAGGTATATCGAAATCAGGCCACTCTAATTCAATAATGTGTGGAGCATTTGGTGATTGTACATGGTTGACACAAGTGAAACCATCAGGTATGTTGTCAAAACTACGTGCAACACGGATGACACCTTGTGGACCAATTGCTAAGTCGGGCAGTGGTTTCATCTTCATCCAACCACCGTTACGTGTATTACCGCCAGCGTATACTCTTACACCATCAGTCGTTTCAAACACTAGAGGATTACCTGTATGACAATTCATTTTATTCATTCTAAATCACTCCCTGCTATTGTAGTAGTTACTTCATTAGTCCAATCCTCATCTGTGGCAATCTTTTTCTTGAGTTGCTTTTTCAACATACGAGCCAACACTTTGTACATCGGGTCTTCCCTGTCTAATCCATTCCAAGCCTCAACAAACATCTTAGTATCTACATCATCGTATTCTTTTTGTTTTATCATTTGAGCCACTCTGTATGTAATAAGTTTCGATTTGTTGTGTTCTAGTGCAAAGAAAATCGAAGGTGCTTCATCAGCAAGCAACATAGAAGTAAGTTGATTATCCATTCCTAGTGACACTGTAATTATATCTTTTTCATCGCAAATCGTACAATCGTCATGGCCGCATGGTATGAAGTAATCATCATTCAAAGTGTACTTCGTATCGTGATGTAACCATTTTGGGCCTAAAAGATTAGCAGTAACTTGCAAGGGTTTGTGTACTTGATTACTACAGATAGGTGTATGTTTGTAACTCATTGTTGATTTCTTCAACAAGTAATCAAACAATTCGTACCAATCATTCTCCGGTCTAGTCGTAGTAAATGTCTCTTCCAAGAATGTACGAGTCACTTCGTAAGTCTTGAACATTCTATTCAAATCTTTTTGCTCATGAGCAAACCAACCTATAACACTGTCTGATTCATTTAGTGTTCCGTAATCGAATGCTGTCTTCTCCAAGAATTTATTATACAAATTACCAGTGTTATGTGCATAACTTTCTACTATGTTTGCAAGTGTAGTAACTTTTTGTATGTTAGATTCATTTTTATCTTTATTGAACTTTATAATCGCTGATGCTAAATCAGCAACACCAAAAGCACATTCAGCCCATTTTTTACCACCAAAATTCTTTTGCGGCCAACCAGTTTGGAATTGTTTACCACACCATCGTAATGCTTTTTCCATTTCCTCATAAGTCAATTCGTAACCTTCCAATGCAAGATAATAGTGCTTACGGTCTTTACTAGGTGATACTTTATCATGAAGTTCAACGAACTTACTACTACCTATTGCTGCTACAATCGCTGGAGTAAACTCTATCGACATATCAGTCTTCATACCAAAAGCATGTCTTAACTCACCAAAACATAAACCAACTGCTGACTTGACCAACCAACCACAAAATGCACCACTCAAATGTGCATTATGTTTGGGATTCATATTGAAACCTGATAACCATTGGTGGAAATAATGTGCAAACCAACCTTGTTGCCTACGCCACTGTGTTCTGTTTCGTTCTAAACCATCAGCAAAAGCAGTAATATCATCAGGTAGATATGGATTGTATGGGTCAGGGTCAATTGGAAGTCCTTCTTCTTTAGCAACATGTGTAGGGCTACCTTCTACCCACACATCACCAACAGATACTTCAGCCACAATATAAGGTATACCATGTGACCTACAATGTGCATAAACATGGCTACCTAACGAACCATTAGGATGAGATATAACGAAACCTTCAGGCATCTTATCCTTAGTGATGTTAGCCTCTAACCACGCTAGTTCTTCCAAACCTTCTGTTCTCCATACATCTTTGACATCTATCTTACCAACACCGTTGGGTACTGCACCCATCTCTTTAGAAAGTGTTTCAACAGTTTCACCATCTATCAGTCTGTTGTATACAAAAGGTGGACCACGAACTGTATGTGGTTCACTACCTCTTATCTGTGTTAGATGAGATGTGCCATGACCATACATTTCTGTCAGATAGTTATCATCTTTCTGATACACATATTCTAATTCATATGTATTAGGTGCATGATGTATGGTCTCAAAGTGTTTAGTGCATGACTTCTCATTTGGATTGAATAAGTAACACATCTTTACACCATCCTTACCAGCAGTGATACCATCATGGTCACGACCAATCCAAGCATACACATTTGGTACAGCCACCATGCTAGATGTAGCAGGGATGAATGGTTGTAGTAACATGCAACCGTTTGGGTCTTCTTCTAACATTACACCACGCAGGTAGTTCCATCTTTCTTCCAAGTTGCCCATTGAAACTTCTATGCTTTCCAAGACACCATGTCTAGGATTTTCTGGACAGGCTCTAAGAAAACCTTTTTCCTCATCTAGTCTTTCAAAAGCACTCAATACAATATCATAATCATCTTGTAATAGTATCAGTTCAGTATTAGGTATCTTGTATTTACCTAGTCCTGACTTACATAAATCTACATAATTTAGGAAACTCTTAGCCTTTTGTGACCCAACTTGAGATGTACGTGAAGGATTTACTGTTCCTTTAATGCTTGAGACTTTATTGATTGCCTCTTTAACCTCACTGTCTACCTTAACATCATCTTTTAGCACGTCAAATAAATCATTAAAATCCATTTCATCATATTCTTTTTCCATCTTAGTTCTCTCCTGTTTGTTCATTCATTACATTATCTGCTGTATTTTTGAGTACCATCGGTACGATGTTCTGAGTTTTCTCACTCCAACTAGAATCTATTCTACCTGTGGTGGTTATTTGTTTACATAAATCAAAGGCTTCATTCTGTTCAGTAGGATTACCAAACATAACCATCGTTTTCATTTCCTCTGCATTAGGTAAGTCTTCAGGATTTTTATCCCACTTCATCCTCACATCAACTTTTATCTCTCTAACAGTGATACCACTGCTATCTGCTGGTATCTCAATGTCTTCTTGACCACTAGACAAATCCCATACTCTATTATTCAACTTAGCAACTGGCATTTTTGTTGCCATCTTTACAATCATGTCTCGATAGTATGCTGCTTCTTTTGCAGTATTACAAATATAATTACCCAGTATTGTAGGACCAATACCTAAAGCATATACAGAACGTTGCTTAATAGGTCGCCATTCAAACTTAGCCATTTCATGACCATATGATTTTTTACTACTGTACTTGACATATTTCCATCCATCACCACATCTACATATTGGTTTACCTGTGTCATCTTCTGATTCACCTGCCGCATAACAAATCCTACATGCAGTATCGTTTTCGTGTCTATTTTTACTATGAGTATCACTAACCCAAACAGATATCTCGTTAAGCCATTCCCAACTGTTCCAACAATGTGTTGCCGTTTTACCACGACCATGCTTCTCGACAAGAGAACGACCATCCCAATTTTTCATACGATTCAATGATTCTTTGACATGTTTTATTACAGTCTCTTCAGGTATCATTTGTGCTGCTACACGTTTCACTCTATCAAATACAACAATCTGTGATTTCTTGAGTTGTTGTGTAAGATATCTTGACCTGAATTGGTCTTTGTTCCAACCACTATGTACAACTGCACCTTTACCTCTATACCATATTGTTTTCCAGTCACTACTTGAATCTGACTCCTTTACCATGTACCAATCTTCTTTCATAGGAGCGTCATGATGACTACAAAAACCATGATTTGGGTCATCTTCAGCAAAGCCACAAACACCTTTTGTCTGTTGTTTTATCATCTGAGTTTGTAAACCATCAAGAGAAAATAAGTCTGCACCATGTCTTTCACACAACCAATCAAACAGTTCAGGTAATGCACGAAGATGACAAAGCACAGTGTAGTTGTTGGTTGACCATGATGGTTTGTCTTCCGTAAGTCTTACACTAAGCATTGACCTTATTTCTGATGGCATGTCAGGCTCATAGACACGGTCATAACGACCCGATGTAGCAAAACATAGTATCTTTCTTCCGTTTGCATCATAATGATGTTCGATATCAGGTAAATGATAATCGTAAGTATCTACTTCATCATGACCACATGATACACTTAGTGGGTTAAGTAATTTACCGTAACCGACTGCACCCGTCATCATCACTGAAGCAATACGTGTGTTCTGATTTACCATATCACTCCACGTCAATTTCGCATTTGGTCCATGATTAGCAAGTGTATATGCCACTGCTGCATCGATAGGCCAACAAAGACCTAAAGTATCTCTAGTACGACCAAGTGTATTATCCACTTTTATTGGATTATCAGTCCACAGTAAAGTCTTTTCAACTACACCAGCATCAATATATCTTTGCCAACTATTTTGCCCTTGTCTTTCCGCTTTACCCATATCAGTTACCTCCAGATGGTATCATAACAATATCAGTAACGTCTTCTATATCCACATACTTTTTGCCTGTAATAACTTCAGTTAAACTCCCTGTAAGATATTCTTTATCTTCTATACCTACATAATAACCTCTTGGTATACACGCTGGAATTGGTTCGTACACCGTTTCACCATGTAGTGGTCCGTTCAGTAAAGTATAACTTCCGTTGTATGCATATGGATTATTCCAACGGAACTTTACAGGAACTAACTTAGTTATGTCTATATCTTTTTGCTCAAACCACCAATCCATTTGACTTTGCATTTCATGTCTAAGTGGTGATGTGTTTACATCTACTTCTAAGGCTATAACTCCATCAGTGGATTCTGCACCGAGTATGTTATCTTTCGTAACTGTCTCTTGTTGTTGGTTCTGTATCCATTTGCGTTTTCCCCAACTTGCTATTCCATATATTTGCCCTGTCTCAGTGTGTTCCCAACCACCAGTCCATTGAGCATACCCATTTTGGCTAGTACACTTGAACTGACGTTTTACGCCATCAGGACACTCAAAGGACTTGAGCGAACCTTCTTCCCATTCATCATTATCTATCTTATCACTTATATCTTCATTCATTACATTCCCTCTCCTGTTATTCTTGTTAACAACTTATGTAGTTCATCATTATCTCTTACATTAACAGCAAATATTGTATCTGATACATGTATATCCACCACACCACCATTATCACTACTCAAAGCCGACACATCAAATTGTACTGCTGTTATATCACTACGTCTAATTTTGGTGTGATATGTACTTTGATTTCTGTATGTTGTCACTTTTATCCATTTTTCTTTCTTAGTCTTCGACATGATTTCTTCTATTACTAGACCTTTATATACTAACTTTATTTTTTGATTGGAAATAGAGTTTTGGTTACAATGTCCTTTTATATACTAACTACGCTATGATGTGGGCTACGTCATCAAGGGAACTATCATCATCCGTGTGAGGGTAAAATTTGAAAATAAAAAAAAGGCGAGGGCTGTTAAGCCCCCGCCAGTTTGTTGTGTGTTACGTGCGTGTGTCAATCAAAAAATTCTGCAATTTCATCTAAACATTCTAATTCACGCAGCCAATAATTTATTGTTTCTAAATCTGTTGCTTCTTGTATTGCTTTTTTTATTGTATTTCTTATACTCTCATTCATATTTCTTCGCCCCTTTATCATCATCTTTGTCTTTATTCTTGTAGTCATTTAGTATAGATTCTAACTGTGCCTTCTCCTTACCTGTGGCTGACTCAGCCATGCCTGTCAGTATCTCCTCAATCACATTGACTCTATCGGATGCTTCTCCCCCATCGGTGATTGCTCTAAGCACTTCTCTCTTAGCCTCAATCACACGGTCAAAGTGTTGGTCAACAGTACCATCAACAGACAAGTAGATAGCCCAACAAGTATCACCAGTAGCACCTATTCTATTCACTCTATTCTCCGCTTGTTCTTCCCAACCTGATACCCACTCACGCTCAATGAACACTGTGGTATCAGCAGCAGTAAGAGTAAGTCCTTCCTTCGCTGCTATGGTAGAGCAAAACAATACATCAACCTTACCTGCTTGAAAGCCTTCTACAATCTGTTGTCTCCTCTTAGCCGGCGTTTCACCTGTAATCATATAGATTTTAGTTCCACGATTTTTTAATCTGAAAGCATCACCACATTCTTTCAACACATCTTTATGATGTGCAAATACAATGATTGGTTTGTTGTTGTTCTGAAGTCTATATTCTTCTATGTATTCAACTGTGTTATCAACCTTTAAATGAGCACATTTCTTTCTCAAGTCAGTAAGCATGTTAAGAACGAAACCTGCTGGCATACCACCATGACTCTTATAATTTGCATACTGTTCAAACCATGATGATTGAACATCTTTGTATTCTTTCAATTGTTTTTTATCAGGTTGGACAGGTAGCATTGTTCTTACTTGGTCAGGTAGTTCAGGAAGAACTTCTTTCTTTAGTCTGCGTATCATAAAGTCTCTAGTCAATGCGTGTAACTCTTCAAGATTACTAGCACCATTGACAACAAGATGACCCCAATCATTCTTGTGTGCATCACAATATCTGTACACATAATTCATCCACTTACCTTTCCAATCAGCAGGTCTTACTAGACATAGTGAATTGTAAAACTCAACAGGTCTGTTAGGTATAGGAGTACCAGACATCAACACAATTGAATCAGATTGTTCTGCAACCTTTACACTACTCTTAGTTCTAGCAGCCTTGTGATTCTTTATGTAATGTGACTCGTCAAACACAACGATGTTATACCCACGCTCTAGTAAGTTACTCTCCTGTTTGTTCATCTTGTTGTAAGTGATGACTGTAAAGTCTACATCTTCTAATACATCATTACCTTTCTCAACTACTTGCACTGTAACATTCTTAACCCAACTAAGTATTTCTTTTCTCCAATTGTATTGTACATTGGCAGGTGCAACAATAAGCACAGGCCATTGTTCAGGATGAAGTGCTGCGTATGCTATGGCTTGTATTGTTTTACCAACACCCATGTCATCTCCAATGATGAATGCCCCGCCCGATAGTATGCCAAACTTTACACCTACGTACTGAAATGGATATAACTTTTTACCTTCATGGAATACTTTAGATAACTTTTCTTCCATTTCTGTATGGTCATCAAGGCTCACTGCATTACTGATTGCTATCCTTTGTACCTTGTCTGTAAGGTATGACTCTACTTCAGGTATGGCTCGTATGGCTGCTGACAATGGGTGTTCATCTCCCAACAACTTCAACAAATCCAAAGACTTGTGCAAGGGTACATTCCATGCTTTGTTGTCTGCATCCCAACGTCTGTTTTCTTTTCCTAACTTCACAGATATAACATTCACAGTCTTAGCATCGTAAGGGAATGATAACACAAGTCCACCTTTGATTAGTGTTGCTTTATATTCATCCGGTGATATCTCATCAACAACATTCAGTGCATCATCACAATCATGTAAGTATGCATGTAGTTCAGTGGTAATCCATCTTCCATTCAACACCCGTATCGCTTCTTCAATCACAGTTTTATCTCTCAACAAGTACATATTTTTAGTAGCAAAATCAAATTTGTAAGCATTCCTAAGACCCTCATACTGCCAACCAATACGCATTTTTAGTTCTCTATGAATCCTATTGTTCTCATCAAACCCATGATGTTCTAAGCGTAGTATCAATACATTGTTATTATACTTGAAACCGTTTTTACTTACACCTACATCATTGTGTGGTGTAACTGAAATTGTACGCATCTTCTTTTCATATTCAATTGATTTAATCATAGAATCAATATACTTGTCAAGCATACCTAGTTCCTTTGCATCTCTCCTTGCCTGTTCAGCATCGAAGTTTATTATCTTTGATGGGTGTGCGTATTCAGGGTCTTTCACATCTTGTTTCTTCATAACTTGACGTGCCAATGTCCATTGTTCTCGCTTCGCTTCTCTTTCGATACGCTTTTGTTCTTGCCTCGCTTCTCTTTCGATACGCTCTTGTTCTTCTTTGATTGCTATTGCTTTCTTACCAGCATCACTGATTGCTTTCAATGACTTAGACCAATTAACATTAGTTGGATAACCTGCAAGATGTTGTATGCTTGGTATCTGTGTGTTGATATATTTCTCCAACCTTTGTGCTAACTGTACGTATTGATGTTCCTCTACTTCACCTGCATCTACTATCTTTTGGAAGAATGGTGCATCAGGTTTGTTCGGCCCGATATCGTCTAGTTCATTCTCAACATGCACACCCATAAATGCATTAATCATCCTGAACATATCTTTTGTGTTTGGTACAAATACTTCGCTCATTCGTAAATCATCTCCTTGACTTCATCCTCATCCTTGTCCAAGTGATACATCACCCAGTGCAATAGAGCAGCATTGTAGTCCTGCAACCGCTTGAATTCTTCAAGGAGAAGTGGTGCGTCTTGTATCAGAAGTCTGTTAGCCTCACTACCAACAAGATGAACTTCGGGGTCACGTATGTACCAAGTACAAGGTTCAACCCATTCAACACTCCATCCACTAGGATAGTACCCAATTTTGCTTCCACTTGTATGTCCTTTGTATTTGTCTGTGTCAATCATTCAATCACCTTCCATCTGTAAAGTGTATCTTTACCCTTACTTCTTTTGATGCCGATTATACAATCAGTAAGTATAGCCCCGCCACCTTTACTTCTTTTGTTGTAAAGAAGGATAGGGATTTTTACTTGACCGCCTGACCTACCAACCCTACCTGTAATACCATACCTATCGTTCCAAGACTTACCTGTTTTGGTATCACCGTAGTCTAAAACTACCCTAGTGTTGTTTGTTCGACAACGTTCCAAGACTCTAATGACTTCATCATCAGTTCTCTCGTCATAACTTGTTCCATTAACCAACTTGTATTTTGTAGACCATTTTTTCATTCTTCTTCATCTCCTACATAATCATCTTGTATTTCATCCCACATAACCATCAATTCTTCATATTCTTCTCTATTATCATCAGAAAGCATACCAATAACATCATCCCAAACCTTAACATCATCTTTTAGACTATAATAAGTTTGATGAGGAGTTTTACTAAAAACATAGAATGCTTTTGCTAGGTGTTCCAATTCCATTATCCTCTCGTAAATCTCATCTTCCTCTACTAATTCAGTCATTCTTCCTCGCCTCCTAATTCAGCATCTAACCTAGCCAACTCTTCACGTAATGCTACTCTTCTTGCTTTCTTCTTACGTAATTCAACTATCGCTTCCATAGCAACAGGGTCATAGTCATCAGTGTTACCCTCGGTCTCAAACCAATCAAGCAAGGCATCGAACCTCGATATGATTTCAGGTGCATACCAATGTTCAAACATGTTCATTATACCTGACTCCTGTACACTACGGTAATCATTCCACATGTCTTTCGTTACGTTTGCTAACATTCTTCTTTGTATTTCACTTTGTGTTAATCCTCTCATTCTTCCTCACCTCCTAGTATCGCTGACAGTATGTAGTCAGCCGCTTTCTGTGCATCACCAAACGCTTTGTTCAATGCTTTGTCTTTATCTTTGCAAGCCTTAAGCCATGACTGTAAGTATGCTACGTTGTTAGCATTCTCTTCGGCCACCAAGTCAGGCTTGAACTCACCACCAAGAGTAAGTGTAACAATCAATGAACCAAGTTCAGCAATCAATTCCTCGTAGGCATACTCCGCCGAACCAAAGCGAGACTTGAGATTTCTATTTAGTCTTGTTGCATATCCAGTGGAGTGAACTGCCTCATGTATAGCGGTCATCACTTCACCCATGCTGTCAGCGAATGAATCATGTGGTGGTAGTACAATCTTATCATGTTCTGGTGAATAGTATGCTCTATCGCCACCTCTTGAGTAATCAAGATTGACTTGTGATGCTACGTATTCATCCATGTGTTCCATCATTTCTGATGTAGGTATTATCTCTTCAGCATTCTCAACAACGGGTGCAACATAGTCCTCACATTGTTCAACACAAAACACTTCATAGAATCTAAGTGTACGACCATAGTGTTCTTCTTCCTCACCCTCGTCATTCTTCTTAGTGTACTTAGTAGGTTTGAAGAACTTGATGCTTACACCTGTACCATTCTTCAAGCCTTTGATTGACATTTTCTTAGCCATCAACTGCTTACGTGTAGCAAACCGTAGGTCAGTCCAACCATTAGTCATCGCTTCAATCCAAAGCATAACTAGATTACCACCACGATATGATTTCTTAGATACTAGATTGGATGGCATACTACTCTTACCACCCTTCCACGGCTTACGCCAAGCCAAGTTCTCACCCTGTATCGCACTCTCTAGTTTCTTGAACCACTCATCGTTAGCAGTTTCTTTCTTCATCTTTGCATATTGTTTCTTCTGTTGCATACTCATCGCCATATTATTTCATCTCCCTTATCTGTCTTGCTATTGATTCTCTCATCGCTTTCTTTTCTTCATCTGTATAGCCCATGTTTATCCATTGAGAACCACATTGTTCACAAAAGAAATCATTTGCATCTTCATCATAGTCCACAGATTTCTCATTACATTCTTCTGTTACATCACAATGTAACCAATCTTTCTTCTTTATTTCCTCTATCGTCATTCTTCTATTCATATTATTTCATCTCCTTTATAGGCCAAGCAATCTTTCGTGCTTGTGCTAACTGTTGTAGTAACTCATCGTAAGTATTGTACATGTTACCATTCTTACCATGTATCTTCAATTGTCTAATCAAGTAATCAATCTGTGCTTTGGCTGCCTGTTGGTTCATTAGATATTCATACTTCAATTGTGAATTTCTACCCCACTTTTCTATCTTAGCCCTGTCGATTTTACTCCACTTACTCTTGTTTCTTATTCTTTCTTCTTCATTAGCAGGTAAATACCTGTCATCATTTTTACTATTATATTTTCTTCTTCTCATTTTATTCATCTCCTTCATTTACTAGACCTTTATATACTAACTTCAAACTAATCTACTCCTTACACATTCATATACTAGGTAGCCAAGTGACCACACAAACACAACACCAACAAAAACTATTGGAAACATATCTACTTCACTCATATGATAACCACCCTGTCTCGTTCAAATCGTGTAACTCTTTATCTGTCAGTGGTCTATGTCCTTTTTCTTCTGCTTGTTTACATGAATGACAAACCTTGTTCGACCTATCATCTTGATATCTACCTTCACACTTGTGGGTATAATGCCAACCAAAATCACCTACATTATGTTCAGTATTTATTGGCAGGTCAGTGTAAACATTACCTGAGTGACGACATTTGTATGTGTATATTATACCTGCGACTTTTGGTTTTGTATCTTTCAAATAACTCGTATGGTGTGCGTCCACTTCACATTCTTCTACCCTTCTAATTGCTTCGGCTTTACTTACTGTGGCATTTGGAAACATACTTCCTTTACCGTACTCAGCATCCACTGAGAACAAATCTTCTTCCCATCTTCTACGCATCACTAGATACTGTACTCTTATTACTTCATCACCATGTCTACTTTCCATTTTCCAATATTTAGGGTGTTGAACATACGCATCTACACTCATTCTTCATCACCTTCCTTAGTTCGGTTGTTGAATAGTTCATCTACGCTACGAGTTCCTCTTATCCAAAACATATTCTCTTTCAATTTGGCTTTATCTCTATCATTACCATAGCGTTTTATTTGCATGACACATACTGCAACATCCTTTTCCCATTCTAACAATGCGTATTCTTTTAGGCTAGAAAATTTAGCACACGCATCATAATAATCTTCATTCTCTAGTAGAGGATTTGATAAAGCAACAAAACGAAATTCATCGTATGTTTTGTAAAGTCTTTCACAATACTTTGCCAATGATGGTAATTTATCCGCACAATCACTCGCATAACTTCTTTGATACGCTGCATTTTCTCTATTATATTCTTCATACATATTACTCATTCATCTTCACCTCTACTCATATTCCCACCATTTCGACGGGCTATCTCACACCACTCTTGATGTATCAGTAAATCATCAGCAATTCTACCGCCATCCATAAGTTCATCTTCATCTTCAGTCGAGGGTGTTTCGTACCCACACTCACAAACTAAACTATATTTCATTCATCTTCACCTTCCACTATTGCTTTACCAAGTGCAACACAATCACGATTAGTTGTATCATTCCTGTCAAAGTATATCTTGCGTCTTACATCATGCTTGTGTTCATGTACTTCATTCATTGATTGAACCCAAGCAACAATAACATCTTCCGCATGAGAATTGTTACCGTATTGAAATGGTAAGACGGCTTTCAATGTCATACGTAAATCAAATATCTGTGCTGAGAAGTAAGAGTTACCGTTCACTCTATCCCACCAATGCCTTGACACTGCTATGTATTCTATCTTCGGTCTCATTCCCACTCACTCCAATATTTATTACCACCTTGAACCCAAATCTTTGTCGGCCACTTGTTGTCCACGATTGTCTCAAGGCTGGATAAGTCCTCATCCACGATAGTGCCATCTTCCAACCTCATGTATAGTGTGCAGTGCTTGACCCAAAATTTCTTGACCCTGCCTGAAAACCACAACCCTACATTCTTTGCAGACAGGGCTTCCACCACTTTGAAACTCATATGCGAACTGTAACTTAGTTCTATTTCCTGTATGTCTTCTATCCTATAAGGTGTAGTGTCTTTGGTATTCATTCAATATCCCCCCGTAGTTAGTGTGTCCCATCCTTGATAGGAGTACATCTTGATACGATTACCGTATAGCATATCCACACACCTTGCCTTCAATTCCTCTCTGCATCTCTTGTAGTTCACCACTAGGTTAAGCAACTCTCGCTCAACACTATCGCCATGCCCCGCACGTTCTATCTGTTGCATCATCTTAAGTGCAGGTCTGTAAGGTTCAGCGTAGCCCGCTACGTTGAATATGTCAACCCATGATGGCAGTGTCGTGCCATTCTCAAATCTGTGCGGTTGTGTTGTTCCTTCTTGTTTATCTATAAATTCGTCATTAGACTTTTCCATAAAAATCTGTATTACTAGACCTTTATATACTAACTTTTGATTTTCGGCCTTTTTGATTATAAAAATCCATTAATTCAGTGTTTCCAATAATTCGTTTGTACACATGAATAATTTGATGATAGTCATTATTCATACCCCCCTACACTCAATATATACTACTATTATTATTATGTATAGATGAATAATAGAATAATTAGAAACATTACGTAGCGTGTATATGACTATCGAGTATTTGCTTACGTGCGTATATGTATATAGGGAATCTTTGTCGCTACGTTGTTTACGGGGGCGTGTGTGTCACCCCAACAACAACGGGTTTGTTTATATCAAACTCACTTGATTCTACGTGCGGCTATACAATTGTTCAATTTTTTTCACGAATTATGTGCATTTGTCCACCCATATGGTTGGGTCGTGCATGAAAGTACGTTCTTCATGTCCATGAAGATACTTGACGCACGTACCAAGCCGAATTTGAAAATAAAAAAAAGCCCCACCCCCGAAGGGGCAGGGCTAATTGTATGTGATGTGAAACAACCATGTGAGCATGTATAAACAAAGCGAGGAAGCAACTCACATGGTCGTTTCGGAAGAAAATGAAGACCACTCCCCGACCCGAAGGCCGAGGAGGGTTTGTGTATTACTGAACTGTTATTTTCCTGCCTACTTATTGATTTAGTAGGGCTTTGAGTGCTGATATATCAACACCTAGAGCCTCACTGATTTGAGCAGGAGTCAAGTTCTGAACTGATACCGAAGAAGGTGTAACTTCACTTGTTGCACAATCAAAGAATAATCCATTAGCATAACCTGCGATTAAACAGGCTGCTTTTGCTATTGCATCATTTCTTGTACCGGATATATCCACAGCCACACCATCAACGGTGATGGTTGGTAGATTACCAGAATATGCTTGTAGCATTTTACTGCGTACAGTCTTCAAAGGCATATCAACACCATCAAGTGAGTAAGCAGTTTTGATTTCTCCTTGAACTCTAGCAGATGGATTGAGTATTCTTCGAGGGATAGTAAACGCACCAACAAACTGTGAAAGTTTGTAGTGTGCTAAGTTACCATACCATGCAGCATATTCATTGTTACCGGCTTTGCCAGCAGGTCTGTGAAAGTCTACTTTTTCAGCAGATGCCATAGTCTTGTGACCTGTTAAGTCACCGTTCTTTGATATCTTGATGGGTGTTGCCACACCATCTAAAGCGATTGGGTTTGTTTGGGCTTCTTTCATCCATGTAAACAAATCTTTTATTGCTTTACGTGCTTGTTTAGCAGTTTTCACAGTATCATTTGCAGGATATTTTTCAGTCGGCATCATTGGTATCATCATGGATGTACCATCAGCACGACTAAAATTAGTCCAGCAAGCGACATTATGAGTCACTTTCAGACCGCTAATTATGTTTGCTAAGTACACTAATAGCGTACCAACAAACACAAGGCTACGGCTTTCTTCAGCATTTCTTTTATCGGTTATGTATTTATTCATCTTATTACCACCTGTCTCGGTTTTCACCTTTTGAGACAATCAACTATACTACTAGACCTTTATATACTAACTCTATTTTATCCGCATTCTGATACAACCTACCCACATTATTCGATGCTACCTACCACGTAGCGACACAGTGTATGCTGACGTAGTGGGTCGCCCTTCGGGTGTTATGAAGAGAGACT